CTATGCTGTTTTGATATCTACGATAATCCAGTCTTTACCACGATCATCATTGTATCGGTCGGTCATTTTTCTGGATTTATGGCCTAACAACTTTTGCGTATCCAGACCCTGTTCCCGATATAACCGTTCTGAGAGAGATCGCTGCTCATGAAATGTGGGCGCAGTTCCTTGCTCCCATTTTATGCCACATTTTTCCCGGGCCTTTTTAAAAGCCGTTGTCAGAGTATTTGCAGAAACCTGGTCTCCTCTGTTTGCTTGAGAGGTAGTGTGACGGTAATGGACCAGATATTTACTAACAACAGCATCCCTGCACTGAGATATAACTTCACGAAGGGTAATATTCAGAGCATCGCATTTCAGGTTAAGCGGAATAGCAAGTTTTGAACCGGTTTTTTCCTGAGTAATGTGCAACATGTCGTCCCATATATCAGAGAATTTCAAATTGCAGATATCGCCTAAACGTTGTCCAGTAACAAGAGCAAGTAGCATCCCGCATTTTAAATAGGGCTGCCGTCTGCTTACGCTGTCAAATATTGCCTGCCATTCGGGCAGTGATAATCTTTGGCGGTTTACTCGATTTCGCGGTTGTTTTGTTGCCTGCGCTGGGTTAAATCCTGGCGGAACATGTCCTGCGTGTTGTGCTTCTTTGAAGACGTCGATCAACACCATTCTCACGACTTGCGCCATCCTATTATGACCTTCAGCCTTTACAACATCAATTATTTCGGCAATATCAAGTGCGGTAATATCCTTGAGGTGTTGCATTCCACAATGCTCACGGAAAAGACGAATGGGTTTGCCTTTTTGCCGATAGGAGTTGGGTCTTAGTTCATTATGTTGCAGCCTGTCCTCCTGGATAGAAATATATTTATCAAGCCATTCTGTCACCGTAATGTCTGAGCGCCTGCCTTTCATTCTTTCTAGACGCTCATTGACGCTTAATATTTGTCGAGTACGTTGTTCAGCAATAATGGTATTTGCTTCAGTAGCAACTTGTTTTGCTTCATTCTCATCAGTTCCTAAGCTATGAAAACGACCGGATAGTGGATGTTTGTATTGCCAATATACCTTTCCGGTTCGCTTATCTAATTTGCAATATAAATTTGGTATAGAGATTTTGTGAGATCGGGGTCTAGCAGCCATCAGCGATTATCCGTTGGAGTTTTGGGTTTGCGTTTATTGGGAGTTGCGGTTCTGCAAGCGTTCCTACAAAACGGGAATTTCGGTCAATCATCCAGTAGCGACCAACTTTTATAGCGGGTGGGACCATCATTTTCCCTTGCGCGTATTTTTTCAGAACTCGCTCACTTGGTGCTAAGTCCCCAAATTCTTCTTTAGCCCAGTCCTGTAAAGTGATTAGTCGAGACATTTGTCCTCCTCTTAGCTGCTGAGGGAGTTTGTGACCGATATATCTGACATGATATTAAGCTCATGGCAGGTACATCTCTTGACTGGTCATAGAGATAAATTTAATGCTGAGAAATGCAGTATTGAATTTATCAATTTTTCTATTTCCTGCGTATGGCACGTAACTTCTTAATGTGTTCTGCTGTATCGATCTCTTCGGCTATCCGCTCTGATTCCACTTTACTCACAGGTTCAAAGTCATGATTAAAGCGGAACATGCTGGCGATACATGTTCTGCCTTTTCGGATGTAGTGAACTTTGTTGTAAGTGGAACGCAGGATTTTGCAGGGAGTGCCGTGGTTGTCGACGTACCAGGTGTTAGGGTAAATCACTCTGAACATTCTTGACCTTGTGTTGTGCGGATTGTTATTCAGTGCCGATATTTACCTTTATCGCGTATACCTTTACCGGTTTATCACCGAAGTGCGGATGTGTGATTGTTTTGATTTCATATCCGCCATACGGAATATCAATTCTGCGGCTGGAATCGTCGCGCTTCGGATATCCCTTTGTGATAATCAGGCGGTCATATTCCCGGAACATAATTCGCTTATTCCAGTAGTCATTACACAGGCGATACTCTTCCGTTTTCTCCCCGCGAATCATGGCGTCGAAGTATTCACTTTTAACAGCAAGTTGCAGGTTAGCCATCACTTAATCCCCCTTTGTTTGCGGATAAGCTCCAGATCTTGCTGGCAACTTGCACAAGTCCGACAACCCTGAACGGCCAGGCGTCTTCGCTCATCTATGGGATCGCCACACTCACAACAATGAGTGGCAGATATAGCCTGGTGGTTCAGGCGGCGCATTTTTATTGCTGTGTTGCGCTGTAATTCTTCAATTTCTGATGCTGAATCAATGATGTCTGCCATCTTCCATTAATCCCTGAATTGTTGGTTAATACGCTTGAGGGTGAATGCGAACAATAAAAAAGGAGCCTGTAGCTCCCTGATGATTTTGCTTTTCATGTTCATCGCTCCTTAAAGACGCCGTTTAACATGCCGATCGCCAGACTTAAATGAGTCGGTGTGAATCCCATCAGCGTTACCGTTTCGCGGTGCTTCTTCAGTACGCTACGGCAAATGTCATCGACGTTTTTATCCGGAAACTGCTGTCTGGCTTTTTTGATTTCAGAATTAGCCTGACGGGCAATGCTGCGAAGGGCGTTTTCCTGCTGAGGTGTCATTGAACAAGTCCCATATCGGCAAGCATAAGCACACAGAATATGAAGCCCGCTGCCAGAAGAGTGCATTCAGTGGTTGTCATACCTGGTCTCTCTCATCTGCTTCTGCTTTCGCCACCATCATTTCCAGCTTTTGTGAAAGGGATGTGGCTAACGTATGAAATTCTTCGTCTGTTTCTACTGGTATTGGCACAAACCTGACTCCAATTTGAGCGAGGCTATGTGCCATCTCGATACTCGTTCTTAACTCAACAGGAGATGCTTTGTGCATACAGCCCCCCGTTTATTATTTATCTCCTCAGCCAGCCGCTGTGCTTTCAGTGGATTTCTGATAACAGAAAGGCCGGGAAATACCCAGCCTCGCTTTGTAACGGAGTAGACGAAAGTGATCGTGCCTACCCGGATATTATCGTGAGGATGCTTCATTGCCATTGCTCCCCAAATACAAAACCAATTTCAGCCAGTGCCTCGTCCATTTTTTCGATGAACTCCGGCACCATCTCGTCAAAACTCGCCATGTACTTTTCATCCCGCGCAACCACGACATAATGCAGGCCTTCACGCTTCATTCGCGGGTCATAGTTGGCAAAGTACCAGGCATCTTTTCGCGTCACCCACATGCTGTACTGCACCTGGGCCATGTAAGCCGATTTTATGGCCTCGAAACCACCGAGCCGGAACTTCATGAAATCCCGGGAGGTAAACGGGCATTTCAGCTCAAGGCCGTTGCCGTCACTGCATAAACCATCGGGAGAGCAGGCGGTGCGCATACTTTCGTCGCGATAGATGATCGGGGATTCAGTAACATTAACGCCGGAAGTGAACTCAAAGAGGGCTCTGGCGTCGTTCTCGTACTGTTTTCCCCAGGCCAGCGCCTTAGCGTTAACTTCCGGAGCCACACCGGTGCAAACCTCAGCAAGCAGGGTGTGGAAGTAGGACATTTTCATGTCAGGCCATTTCTTTCCGGAGCGGGGTTTTGCTATCACATTGTGAACTTCTGAAGCGGTGATGACGCCGAGCCGTAATTTGTGCCACGCATCATCCCCCTGTTCGACAGCTCTCACGTCGATCCCGGTACGCTGCAGGATAATGTCCGGTGTCATGCAGCCACCTTCTGTTCAGAGGCTTTCTGTTTCAGGAATCCAAGAGCTTTCACTGCTTCGGCCTGTGTCAGTTCTGACGATGCGCGAATGTCGCGGCGAAATATCTGGGAACAGAGCGGCAATAAGTCGTCATCCCATGTTTTGTCCAGGGCAATCAGCAGAGTGTTAATCTCCTGCATGGTTTCATCGTTAACCGGAGTGATGTCGCGTTCCGGCTGACGTTCTGCAGTGTATGCGGTATTTTCGACAATGCGCTCGGCTTCATCCTTGTCATAGATACCCGCGAATCCGAAGGCCAGACGGGCACACTGAATCATGGCTTTATGCCGTAACATCCGTTTGGGATGCGACTGCCACGGCCCCGTAATTTCTCTGCCTTCGCGGGTTTTGAATGGTTCGCGGCGGCATTCATCCATCCACTCGGTAACGCAGATCGGATGATTACGGTCCTTGCGGTAAATCCGGCATGTGCAGGATTCATTGTCCTGCTCAAAGTCCATGCCATCAAACTGCTGGTTTTCATTGATGATGCGGGACCAGCCATCGACGCCCACCACCGGAACGATGCCGTTCTGCTTATCAGGAAAGGCGTAAATTTCTTTCGTCCACGGATTAAGGCCGTACTGGTTGGCGACGATCAGCAATGCGATGAACTGCGCATCGCTGGCATCACCTTTAAATGCCGTCTGGCGAAGAGTGGTGATCAGTTCCTGTGGGTCGACAGAATCCATGCCGACACGTTCAGCCAGCTTCCCTGCCAGCGTTGCGAGTGCTGTACTCATCCGTTTTATACCTCTGAATCAATATCAGCCTGATGGTGAGCAATGGTTTCAACCATGTACCGGATATGTTCTGCCATGCGCTCCTGAAACTCAACATCGTCATCAAACGCACGGGTAATGGCTTTTTTGCTGGCCCCGTGGCGTTGCAAATGATCGATGCATAGCGATTCAAACAGGTGCTGGGGCAGGCCTTTTTCCATGTCGTCTGCCAGTTCTGCCTCTTTCTCTTCACGGGCTATCTGCTGGTAGTGACGCGCCCAGCTCTGAGCCTCAAGACGATCCTGAATGTAATAAGCGTTCATGGCCGAACTCCTGAAATAGCTGTGAAAATATCGCCCGCGAAATGCCGGGCTGATTAGGAAAACAGGAAAGGGGGTTAGTGAATGCTTTTGCTTGATCTCAGTTTCAGTATTAATATCCATTTTTTATAAGCGTCGACGGCCTCACGAAACATCTTTTCATCGCCAATAAAAGTGGCAATAGTGAATTTTGTCTGGATAGCCATAAGTTTTTTATCCATTTTTGGGGACTCCTGGCTGATTAAGTATGTCGATAAGGCGTTTCCATCCGTCACGTAATTTACGGGTGATTCGTTCAAGTAAAGATTCGGAAGGGCAGCCAGCAACAGGCCACCCTGCAATGGCATATTGCATGGTGTGCTCCTTATTTATACATAACGAAAAACGCCTCGAGTGAAGCGTTATTGGTATGCGGTAACGCCGCACTCAGGCGGCCTTGATAGCCATATCATCTGAATCAAATATTCCTGATGTATCGATATCGGTAATTCTTATTCCTTCGCTACCATCCATTGGAGGCCATCCTTCCTGACCATTTCCATCATTCCAGTCGAACTCACACACAACACCATATGCATTTAAGTCGCTTGAAATTGCTATAAGCAGAGCATGTTGCGCCAGCATGATTAATACAGCATTTAATACAGAGTCGTGTTTATTGAGTCGGTATTCAGAGTCTGACCAGAAATTATTAATCTGGTGAAGTTTTTCCTCTGTCATTACGTCATGGTCGATTTCAATTTCTATTGATGCTTTCCAGTCGTAATCAATGATGTATTTTTTGATGTTTGACATCTATTCATACCCTCACAGATAAAAAATCGCCCTCACATTAGAGGGCAAAGAAGATTTCCAATAATCAGAACAAGTCGGCTCCTGTTTAGTTACGAGCGACATTGCTCCGTGTATTCACTCGTTGGAATGAATACACAGTGCAGTGTTTATTCTGTTGTTTATGCCAAAAATAAAGGCCGACTATGCGGCCTGAAATTACTTAACCAATGATGCTGCATATTCGATAAGGTAAAGCTTTGGGGCAAGCCAAATTTTTAACCAAGTCATATTGGTTACTGCACCAATAATATAAATCCCCCACAGAGTCAAAACTCCAACCAATGGCATGATAAGAAGATTAATATCACCTTTGCTATCCCAAACCATTGTCGGCCTGTATTTGGGTTTTCCCTTCTCCCATGAATATCCTTCATCACCGATTTTACCTGTCTCAACTCTTTGGCACTGCTTCTTCATAAACCAGAAAACCAGTGGGATTGTTAGAATGGCTATTAATGTTTTAATCAGACTGTCAACCATATTCCATATTAGCAACTGATGAACAACATCAGGAATCTGTGCCTGGCTAAATGAAACAGCCGCGTCTATTCCATTGCTGGCTTTTTGCAGTAGTTCTACGAGAATCTTGTTTGCTTGTTCTTCCATATATCACCTCAAATAAGTGGTTTGCTGCCTAATTTCATTTTCTGGCGACCAACACAAGTCACACCCATTTCACTGCGTGGCTTGCTGTAGTAAATACGATTCTGTTTACTCTCGACTTCTTCTGCCTTCTTGCAGCGAAGGCTTCCGAGTGATATCGCTTTTTCAGAAAGACTTAAACGCTTTCTCGGCTCTTCCTGAACAGGCTCCTCACTGTCTGTGCCGAAGATAGAATCAATGATGTTGCAGATGGCATCACGCTCGATAGCCAGCTTTCTGCGCCGCTCATGACGGCGAGTTTTGGCATTTCCTGCAAATGTTGATTTTCCGTACACGATTACCGTCATGATGTTTTCCTCATGTGAAATGGCTTTGGTGGTGATGCGCCAGATGCTGATCTTCTGGTTGCTGTCGTTGCAGCTGCAATTCACATCACCGCCAAACCCATCTCGTTTGGTATCTGTTCGCGCTTTGTCAGCGCCCCATCGAAGTTAAAGAGCCTGCCAATCTGTTCCTTTTGGCTTCCAGCTTCCTGCTGATGGCTAAATAGTACGATGTGTACTTTATTGAGTCAATACAAAATGTTCTAAATGTGGTTGGTTTTTTATAACACTTTGTATTTTATTGATTTATATTTTGGAAAAAGAAAACCCGACGCTAAGGTCGGGTTATTGTTGTGTGTTTTAGAGTGGTGAGGCTGTTAACTAAATGTCTCTTCAGGCCACTGGCTGGCGATAACTTTCCCTACTACGGAACAGCTATCATTGCATGGGATCATTGGATATTGCGGGTTTAGTGGTTGTAGGAACACCTGACCGCTATCCCTGATCAGTTTCTTGAAGGTAAACTCATCACCCCCAAGTCTGGCTATGCAGAAATCACCTGGCTCGACAGCCTGCTCAGGGTCAACCAGAATTAACATCCCGTCAGGGAAGCTTGGCTTGTAGCCTGTTGGTGCGGTCATGGAATTACCTTCAACTTCAAGCCAGAATGCACAATCACTGGCTTTTTTGGTTGTGCTTACCCATCTCTCCGCATCACCTTTGGTAAAGGTTCTAAGCTCAGGCGAGAACATCCCGGCCTGAACATGAGAAAAAACAGGGTACTCATATTGTTTTTTAACGGGGGCAGATGAGTATTCGCCAACAGGTGAAAATGTACCGTCGTGGTTGAATGAGACGTTATCAATACCAAGGTATTTAAACACCACACCAATCTCGTCAAGAGATGGATGACGAGATCCGCGCAACCAGTGACCAATTCCACCCTGCGTCATACCAAGCTCTTCAGCTAACTTCTCTTGAGTTATGCCGAGCTCTTTCATTCTGGATCTAGCCAGTTCATACCATTTCATTTTCATATCCTTATTATTACGCTCTGTACTAAAACCATCCATGCACAAGATGTATTTTTTATTTGCATTCCAAAAGTACATATCGTATTATTGCTTCATGGTTACTATGGAGGGCATATGAGCAACCTACGAAAATATCGAGAGTCACTGAATATCTCTCAAACAACACTTGCTAAGGCAGTTGGATGCACACAGGGAGCTATCGGACATTGGGAATCTGGTCGTCGCTTCCCAGACCTTAAAACATGCCGTGCTCTTGTTGCGTGCCTAAACAAGTTAGGCGCAAAAGTCAGTCTTGATGACGTGTTCCCGCCGGAACACAAAGCCGCTTAATAAGCGGATCCGCTCTTTATCAATCTGCACCGCCGACAACGCGGTAACTAATTAAGCACTCATCGAAAGATGGGTATTAGTGATTATTTACCTATGGAAATAGTAAGAAATGGAACAAACAAGTTACAGCAAACTATCACAGCGTGACGTTGATCGCGCAGAAACAGATTTACTCATCAACCTGTCAACGCTTACACAGCGCGGTCTGGCAAAGATGATTGGCTGTCATGAATCGAAGATAAGCAGAACGGACTGGAGGTTTATTGCTTCGGTCTTGTGTGCTTTCGGAATGGCATCAGACATCAGTCCGATTAGCAGGGCTTTTAAGTATGCGCTTGATGGAATCACCAATAAAAAACGCCCGGTGTGCAAGACCGAGCGTTCTGATCAAATACAAATGGAATTTTAA